CGGGCGTTATTGAAATCCGATGAAATTCATGCGGAGCTGGAATCAATCGCGCAGGGCATTGCCGATGAGGCGGGAAACTGTGAGATCGAATCCGGGTTTTATCCGGAAAGGGCAAGGGTTGAGATCAGGCAGAATTCTACATCACAGGACATGGAAGAAAACACATTGTTAAAGGCGGTGCATTTCATATGATTATTGAAAAAAAAATCTATGATTATCTGAAAAAAAAGCTGTCTGTCTATGTCGGCATGGAACGCCCGCAGAATCCTCCTGAAAGCTATGTGATCATTGAGCGTGTCGGGGGGAATGAAAGCAATTATATTTCACAGGCAACCATAGCCATTAAATCCATTGCGCCAACGCTTTTCCGAGCTGCAAGCCTAGATCATGATGTCGTAACCGCCATGCGAGATTTTGCGGCAGTTACGAATGTTTCTTCCTGCACCCTGAATGCTGACACAAATTTCACTGATACAACGACGAAAGAATATAGATACCAATCAACGTACATTATCACATACATGGAGGATTAAAAAATGGGTAACACTGTAGGAAATGTTACGACTGGCAAACCGAAAGTCGGGGGCGCGGTATTTTGGGCACCGTTAGGAACCACAATCCCCACCGATACAACCACCGAATTGGACAAGGCATTTATTTGTCTGGGTTATTGTTCTGATGATGGTGTGACTAATAGTGCTGCACCTGATACCGACACGGTAAAAGCATGGGGCGGAGATACGGTACTGCGCCCGAACAAAGGCAGGGATGATACATTCAAATTTACCCTGTTGGAAGCGAAGAATCCGGATGTACTGAAGAGGGTTTACAATTCTGCGAATGTCACTGGCGACCTGAAAACCGGAGTGACCGTGAAAGTAAATTCCGATGATCCGGAAGAGGGTATCTGGGTTATTGATACAATTTTGCGCGGCAACACCGCAAAACGTGTTGTTATCCCTGATGGACAGGTTACCGATCTGGGTGACATCACGTCTGATGATGCTGACCCGATTGGATATGAAATAACCGTATCCGCGTCCCCGGATTCCACAGGCAATAGCCATTACGAATATATGAAAGACCCGACCGTATAAAGGAGGAAAATAAATGATTCACGGAAAAACAACCAGCGGATATGAGTTTGATGTGGACGAGCGCATGTTGAAAGATATGCGCTTTGTCCGTGTTTTCAGGGAGTGGCAGAAAAATAATTTTGCTCAGGCCGATGTACTTGATTACATGCTGGGTAAAGATGGCGCGGCAAAATTAGAGGAACATCTGGCAGACAAAGACGGATATGTAGATTCCGGTAAGATCGCAGATGAGATGGGAGAAATCCTAGAAATCATTCAGGAGAAAAATTCTAAAATAAAAAACTAATGTGCCTGCTGCGCTATCTGGAAGATGAGGATAAGCTGACGGCTGATTTTGCGGAATATTACCACGTTTTGGACTGGCAAAGCATCCCATTGGACACTGCCGCGACATTGGCGGCAGAGCTTCGTCCTTCTTCGCGGTCATACATGGCCGCAAAGGGTTTGCATGTAAATATGTCGGATACACTGTTAGCCAGAATTTATGATGCCCTGCAAGTCCTGATTTACCAGCATGCGGGAAAGCGGGCACAGAAACCGAAAATGATTTCAGATGATCTGATTCGCGGAAAATCTGAAAAGAAAAACGACACAAAAGCATTTGATAATCCGGGTGATTTTGAGCAGGCGTGGAGGAATCTAAATGGCTGATCAAAAAGGGACAGTTGCAACCGCATATGTGCAGCTGATTCCATCTGCTGAAGGGATACAATCAAATATTGAACAGGCCATTGTTCCGCAGGCGGATAATGCAGGTAAAAAGGCCGGGGATGCAATACAAAAATCCTTCGGACAAAAATTGCAAAATTTCGGAAGTAAAGTTTCCAAATTAGGGAAAGGCTGGAGCGTTGGCATAACTGCGCCCATTGTCGGAATGGGTACTGCCGCCGTTGCATCGTGGCACGAAATAGACGATGCGATGGATACTGTCACTCAGAAAACCGGTGCCAGCGGAACAGCACTGGCCGACATGCAGAACCGAGCGAAAGAAATCGCCAAAACCATACCGGCATCATTCCAGGATGCGGGGGATGCAGTCGGGGAAGTCAATACCCGGTTCGGTTTGACCGGTGATGAGCTGCAGAATTTATCCCAACAATTTGTAGAATTTGCAAATTTGAATGATGTAGAAGTATCCGGCTCGGTTGACCGTGTGCAGACAGCGATGGATGCATTTGGTGTGTCCGCGGATGATGCGGGGGCAGTCCTTGATTTATTCAATGCTGTAGGCCAGACGTCCGGAATAAATATGGATACGTTGGAAACACAGCTGACATCGAATGCCACAGCCTTTCAGGGATTAGGCATGGATATTGACGATTCCGCGCAGCTGCTGGGAAAACTGGAAAAATCCGGCGTTGATGCGTCCACGGTAATGACCGGACTCAGCCGCGTACAGATGAATGCGGCAAAAGACGGAAAAACCATGTCCGAAGAATTGCAGTCAGCCCTGAGCGATCAGGCAACTGCCATTGATATTTTCGGCGCACGTGCAGGCGCAAAACTGTATGAATCTTTCCAAAATGGAACACTGGCAGTAGACGATTTTGTAGGCCATGCTGGTGGGCTAAATGATACGATGGGGTCTGTTTCCACGACATTTGATGCAACGCTGGATCCGGCAGACCAGTTTACTGTCAACATGAATAAAATTAAGGATGCTGCCGCCGGATTGGTAGACTCTGCCGCACCGATGATCACGCAGGCAATGGGCGCAATGTCGGATGTGATCGAGCGGGCATCATCTGCATGGAATTCGCTGGATGAGGGACAGCAGCAGATGATTATAAAAATTGCCGGAATTGCTGCAGCTGTTGGTCCGGTTCTGGCGATCGGCGGAAAGGCTATATCTGGAATTGGCACATTGGTAGGCGGCGTTACAAAAGCGGGCGGAGCTATTGGTGGAATAATCGGGAAAATAACCGGTTTAGGTGGCGCGGCATCTACGGCATCCGCACCAGTACAGGCGGCAGGAACAGCAACCGGGACATTGTCGCAAAACGCCCTTGGATTGGTGGCAGCTGGCGCAGGTATCTTATTAGCATCTGCCGGATTGTATATTCTGGCACAGGCGGCAATTCAGATTGCGCAGGCAGGCGCTCCGGCAGCTGTTGCTATGGCTGGAATGGTTGGCGCAATGGCATTGATGGCAGTAGGCGCAGCGGCTCTCGCCCCAGCATTAACTGCTGGCGCTATAGGTTTAGTGGCGTTTGGCGCTGGTGTTGCGCTGATCGGCGTTGGCGCTCTTGCGGCTGCGGCTGGCATGTCTATGCTGGCACCACATTTATCCACAATTTCCATTTACGGCGCATCGGCAGCGGGCGCAATTCTGCAGCTGTCTGGTTCTCTCCTAGCGTTCTCCGGTTCGTCCATTGCGGCCGGAGGCGGGGCGGTAGTTCTGGGTGCCGGATTGCTGGCAGCGGGAGCTGGTGCACTGGTAGCCGGGGCTGGGCTGATTGTGTGCGGCGCAGGTGCAACCGTGGCAGGTGCAGGAATTATGCTGGTAAAGGCGTCAACTGCAGGGCTGTATCAGCAAATACACCTGATCGGAACAGCGGCAGCCATGTCCGGCGCTAAATTGCTGGTTCTGGGCGCAGGGGCTACGGCATCCGGAGCAATGATGCTGGTAATGGTTGCGGGGGCAGCGGCCGGAGGTGCAGCACTGCTAGTATTTGCAGCAGGGGCGGTTGCATCCTCTGTCGGAGCAGTTGCATTAGGCGCGGCACTGACGCTGGTAAAAACGCAGATGTCCAGCATTGCGGGGTCTGCCAAAACAGCCAGCGCAGGACTGACCAGCATGCAATCATCCATCAATGTGGTTAAATCCGGTATGGACGCCCTGAAATCTGGGGCAACTGATGTTGTAAACGGAATTTCAAATGCATTTAAGGGTGGTAGCGCAAATGTAGTTGCCAGCGCCAAAACAATGTCAACCGGGATGGTTACAGCTGTAAAATCTGGTGGTAATCAGATTGTAACAACACAAAAAAACACGATGTCCATTTTGACATCTACCACGCAATCGGGATTTACCAATGTATTTAATGCCGTGAAAAACGGAATGAATAAATCCGTATCTACGATGCAGTCAGCCGCGCAGAAAATGAGTTCATCATTCAATGGTGTGCCAAGCAATATCAATCAAGCTATGTCAAAGGCCATCGGTACGGTAAATTCATCTGTAAATTCTATGCAGAAATCAATCAACAATGTAAAATTCCGATTCAACCAGAGCATGCAATTACCGCATTTTTCCATGTCTGGAGATTTTGACGCAAAGACAAAGCGAGTGCCTACTGTATCTGTTCGTTGGTACGCGAAAGGCGGAATCCTTACCAGCCCTACCATTTTCGGCGTACAGGGCGGGCAGCTGCTTGGTGGCGGCGAATCGGGTCCGGAAGCAGTGCTGCCAATCGAGAACCTAAAGGGTTACATCATGGATGCGATGAAAGAGCAGGATTCGGTCGGAAATTATACGCAGAACGTGTATATCAATTCACCTACAACCCTCAATCCTTCCGAAGTTGCACGGCAGACAAGGAACGCGACCAGACAAATGGCGCTCAACATGATTGGAGCATGATATGCGCAACAGGACCAGAGTTATCACATGTAAGCGCGGGAGTATGGAAATATCCTTTGGGGAAAAACCATACTCCCCGTATTTTTTAATAGATGCAGATGGGCTATACAGCACAGAAGTGGATGTTAATGTTTCAGAGAATGCGTTTAATGATGGTGGGATTTATCAGAGTTCAACAATTAATAAACGTAATATCGTACTGACAGTTCAGGACAGGGGTTCGGATGACCATATAGCAGTCAGGGACTCATTGTTGAATCTATTTTTACCAAAACTAAAAGGGAAACTGACGATCAAAGAAACCGATGGAAATTCGGAAAGCGAAAAGGTCATTGATTATTACGCGGAAAAAGTACTATCAGATGGATTAAATTCATCGCGGACATTTTCCTTTTCCCTGATATGTCCGGATCCATATTTTTATGACCCGTATGATAAATACGTGCAGATGGCTAATTATGCAGCCCTGTTCACTTTCCAGCACAATTTTATTTCTGCGGGTGAGGAATTCGGGGCGCGGAGCAAAGAAAAAAGCAAGAATATCCAGAATAACACGGGAGCGGATGCGGTAGGGCTGACAATTGATTTTGCTATCAACGGGGCGGTGACTAATCCGTCGGTCACAAGGGTAGAGAGCGGAGAAACGATCAAGATCGGGACAGCTACCAAGCCCCTGTCCCTGGTATACGGTGATGTGCTGACTGTAACGACTGGCAGCGGGAATAAACATATCTATCTCACACGCTCCGGCGTTCGGACGGAGATCAACCAGTATTTATCTTCCGACAGTTCTTTTTTCGAACTGCATCAGGGAAACAATACGATCGGGTATGACGCGGATAGCGGGGCCGGAAACATAGAAATAACCGTGTCTTACAGGATGAGGTATACGCATGCTTGATGATGTACGAATTTATACCAGCGATATGGAACTGATCGGATTCGTTTCCGGAATCACATCCCTGCAGTGGCACCGTATGTACTATGCTCCGGGTGAATTTGAAATACACGTAGCAATTACAGAAGATAACATCCGGTACATGCAGCTGGAAAATCTGATATGGATTCCAGGAAAGCCAGAATCCGGGGTTATTGAAAGTGTTGATATCAAATACAGCGCATCGGAAAAGGATTTGGAGGTAAAAGGCCGGTTCCTGGAATCGTATATGGATAGGCGGCTAATCCGGCCGAGTTACACAGCGGATAACGCAAACACGGAGACTGTTATGCGAACACTGCTGACTAATGCTGTTCCAATCCCTCATGTTGTTCTGGGTGATGCGGTTGGAATTACTGACACAGTTTCTTTCAATGCCCAATATAAGGGGCTGCTGGATTATGAGCAGCGCCTTGCAAAATCTGCTGCAGTCGGGTTCCGTTTCCGGCCGGATTTCGAAAAGAAAACGATCACATTTGAAATCTGGCAAGGCGTGGACAGGTCAGCAGGACAATCAGACCGGCCGCAGGTGATTTTCTCAACCGATTACGGGAACCTGGAGCAGATCGAGTACAGCAAAGACACATATTCGTATAAAACTGTTTGCTACGTAGGACAGTTTAATGACGGTGTGGCTACTGACGTATACAC